GACAAAATCAAGGACACGGTAACAGGCAGAGGTTACGACTATACATCAGGCGGTCTTACAGACGTTTACCAACTTCAGAACAATGGTCTCAATGTTTGTGTTGCTAATATGTCAAGTGGCTACTACTCTCCGCACACAAGCGAAGAGACTGTCAGCATCAAAGACAGCAACAACTGTATGCTTCTTATCAGCGAGTTGATTGACCTGCTTGGTTGCAACAGATATGAACACACTCCTGAAACAACGTATGATAGCTATGGCTATGGTTATGGTTCTTATGGTAGATTTTGGAGCGACCACGAGAATTGGTATCCCAAGAAGAAAAAGAAGAAGAAGTCAAAGTCGTCTCTTACAAGTAAGATTACTTATAAAGAAACCTATGACAACAGAGGCTTTGCTTACATCAATGGAGTAAAAGTGTCGGACAACGATAAGCACGATGAGCAAAACTTTGAAGATGACAATCTACTAAATCATCAGGGAGAGTGTTCGTATTGTAGCAGCAAAGTTTATGCTTACGATGACAACCAAGACTTGTACTGCATTGGGTGCGATATGATGCTACACCACAGTCAAGTAATAAAATCATAAGCTATGGAAACGATACTAATAGTAGGTTTGTTAATTTCAGTTTTATATCTTATATTTGCGAACAAGCACACAGGGCAGGACATCTCTGACTTATACTACAAGTTAGATGTTCTGTCCGACAGGTGCAAAGAAAATGAGCAGACAATCAAAGAACTCCAAAGGCAACTCAAACAGAGTAATGCCTACGTTAAGCGAAGAGAGAGTGCAGATAAATATCGTAGAGTATTTAAGGCTGCAATATCCCAATGCTTTGTTTACTGCAACAATGGGTGGTCAGTTTCAAAGACACTACTCTCAAAGGTTAAAAGCGAAGCGTACAGGTTATTTGAAAGGGGTATCAGACCTTCTTATATTCGAGCCAAACAAATCGCACAAAGGTTTGTTTATAGAATTAAAAAAGGACAAGAAGTGTTATCCTACCAAAGAACAAAAGATGTTTATTCAGAACGCTTTAGATAGGGGTTATTATGCTGTTTGTGCAAAGGGGTTTGACCAATGCAAAGATATTATAGACAAATACTTTAACAACGAGATATGAGCAAGAACGAATACTATTACGACTACAAAAGGAACTGCGACTGCACAGAGTGTATCTGTGAGAAAAAAGACTTGGAAAGAATAAACAATAAGCTTTTCAATAAAGACATTATCTCTGTTCCTGATTATTACATTGGGAGTAATGGGTATGAAGCAAGAAAGGTAATTTCAGGATTTGATTTATCTTACAATGTTGGAACTGCTGTTACATATCTTTTACGTGCAGGTAAGAAAAAAGAGCAAGGAATGTCGGACAATGACAAGCATATTGAAGATATAGAAAAGGCAATGAACCACTTGCGATTTGAATTAGAAAAGCTAAAGAATTAGTTATGGAAGATAATATAACGGACAAGCACATTACGGTACAAGCACTACAACATCTGCTAATCTACTATGAAAAGAAGCAGGATAAGTATAAGGGAGAGGGTAGAGAAGATGTGTTGAAAACCATAGACACCTACATTGCAAAGATTAGAAGAACAATGATTAAGGTCTTGGAGAAGAACGAGAACAAAAATACTAACGCAATAGATTTTTATTAGATGAGCATAAGTATATACGACAGAAAAGATAGACGTGGGGGTGGCTACGCCAAGAGGAAGTTTACCCTTGAAGAAGCAGAGGACATAAGAGAAGAATACAAGGCAGGGGGGATAAGCCAAAACCAACTTGCAAAGAAGTATAATGTAAGTCAGCCAATAATAAATATGTTATTAAAAGGTAAAACTTATTGTAAATAATTTTGTAGTTTAATAAAAAAGTTATATCTTTGCTATGCAAATGGGGGATAGACAGGGGGTAGATAGGGGGGGTCTCTTCCAAAGCAACAAGTAAAATTATTAACCCAAAAAAATTATTATTATGAACTACGACCAATGGAAACTAATGACAGATAGAGATGAGATGAACTACGCAGAAGATGGACTTTGTGCAAAGGAAGTAACTGCTTGGCTCAAGAAACAAGGTGCAACGCTAATAGATGTAATGGAAGGAGAAACAACCTGCGACATCAACTTTGATTATGAGGGTGCTTGGTTCAATGTAGAAGACTTGTCGTTAGAAGACTTTGAAGATATGTCGGACATAAATGATATGATGGCTATATATGATGATACAGGTACTTCTTGTTGTGGTGCGAGTTATGATAGCGACCACAGGAGATGTCATCATTGTCAAGAAGCTTTTTAGTTAGTTAGTAAATAGGGTAGGTCAGAACTCGCAAATGTCTCTTGCACTCTGACCGTTTAAAGAAGGTGGTTTTCAATGTTTGCCACCTTCTTTTTTTTTGTTTTGTTTTTTAAAAAAGTCAGGATTTTTGACTGAATTATCTGCAAATGTCGGACACAAGTAACTGCGAAGTAACTGCCAAGTAACTGCCAAGTAACTGCCAAATGGCGGTAAAAAAAAGGGGGGTGGTTGGCGATTTTCAGGGTGCTCCTTAGTATATGTCGGACACTTACTAATTGTTAATAACTTTGTTAAATTTATCTTGGTTTTTAATTATTTTTGTGTATGACGTTTTTTGTATTGATTTTTTTTGTATAGGGTTTTTGTCGGACACTTGGCGCGATGTCGGACAGCAGAAGGCGGCAACCTCGCGCGCGTACCTATATAGGGAAAGGAAATACAACTTTTTTACATTTGTATTAAATTAATTTGTATATTTGTACCAAGAGCGGGAGCCAAACCCCCCCGCCAAATAACGTAAAACATTGAAAATGAGACACTTAGAAACAAAATCACTTCAGGAACTTGAGCCGCAGCGCTCGGCAAAACTTGAGCAAAAGGCTATTTTTAGCCTATCGGACGCGCTAATATTGGCGGCTATTCCTGTATTTATTACGCTTTGCATATTTGCGGAGCAAGTTTTCAATTTATCAATTTAACCCCTTAATTTTTTTATTATGAGCAATTTCATTAAACATCGAGTAGAAGCAGGAACGCCTTTTGTTCAAGCTATGGAGCGTATCAGAGAGACAGCGCACCAAGACGCCGCAACCATTGCGCGCGCCGTTCTTAGACGCTTTGAGACCGAAACCGAGCCGCAGAACCCTGACTTCAATTATTACAGCGTTAGCGCTTCAGACGGCGCGAAAATTAGCTTTTGGAAGGCGCAAAAGGTAGAAGCGCTGAAGGAACACGCGAGCAAAGACGTACTAACGGCGCCCTATTGCCAGACGACGCGCAAAAAGTACGGATTGCACGCCAACACGCGCAAAGCCATAGAGCAGATAATAGCGAACGAATTTACAGAAGCACAGCACGAGAAATTTGCCAACGCTTGGAAATCATTACATACAGCCGACGGCTTAAGCCTGAAGCTATACAGCGACCGCGACAACATAAAGCGCGGCTATAATGCCGCCAATTATTGTGAAGACGACGGCAGAAATTCGCTTCACGATAGCTGTATGAGATACGAAGACGAGCGCAACGGATACAGAGCCACGCGCGCGGCTAACTTTTACGAAAACCGCGCCAAGATATTAATTTTAGAAGACGCCGACGGCAATATATATGGACGCGCGTTAGTATGGGACGATGTAAGCGCAAACGGCGAGCCGTCCACGTATATAGATAGAATTTACAGCAGCGACGCCCTCAAGCCCTTATACGGCGCCTGGGCGATTGATAACGGCATAGACTACCGCCACCACAACGACGGGCAGAGCGTAAACTTAGAAGAACTACCAACGGACGCCTTTATTAATATTGATTTAAACGAGTACAGCGAAGAGCTGCCTTATGTGGATACCTTCCGCTACTATTCAGAATATAATCTCGAAGCGTACGCGGACAGCGACAGCAGCTATGAATATATCTTAGACGCTTATAATAGCGGTTTAGTGGGTGGAGTAAACGCCGTTTATAATTACCGCGACCGCCTAATTTTAGAAAGTACAGCGCAATAT